GGTTCTAGTGCAACTGATGGTGCTTTCCTTGTTAATACTGATTTAACAGCGATTGGTAGAGGCGGTACACCATTAGCAGTTAACGGTTATCCTTTAGCAATGACAAACCAAGTACCAAGCAACCTTACAAAAGGTAGTACTAGTGGTGAGTGTTCTGCTGTTGTTATGGGTGACTTCTCACAGGCAATCTTAGGTCTATTCGGATCTGGTATTGAAATAACTGTTGGTGAAGATTCTGATGATTTCGCTAAAAACTTAACATCTGTTAAGGGTGTAGTTGCTTTTGATGTTGCTGTTAGACATGCTCAATCATTTGCAGCGATCTTAGACGTAACCACATAAATAGTCTAATATAGGGGGTATTACACCCCCTTTTTTTTATGAAAATTAAGTGTCTTAAAAATGTTTGTGCTAGTGGCGTTGGTTTAGAAGCTGGCAAAACTTATGATATTTCTACAACTGATGCAAATTTTTTAATAACTATTGGAAAAGCTGAAGAATATAAACAACCAACAAAACAAAAAAAATCTGAATCTAAAAAATAAATGCCTTTTACAGAAGATGCAACTACACAAGATGTTTATTTAGGGGATTTTGGTGTGACCTGTATAGCTGGAAGCACTACTGGACTAGGTGTATTAGAACAACCTGATCAAATACTTGCAGGTGATATGATAATTAGCACTGAGTATGAATTATTTGCAAAAACTTCAGACTTCGGTTCTTTAGTTGCTACTGACAGTATTACAGTTGATAGTGTTGCTTATACAGTAAGAGATATAAGAAAAGAAAATGATGGTACATTTTGTCGAATCAGCCTACAGAAAACATAATGACTACTAAAAGAGAAACAATATTAGCAAGAATTGCAACAGTATTAGTAAATACTACTGGTGTTTCTGATCGTATTTTTAGAAGTCGTACAACAGCATTAACAAGAGCAGAAACACCAAGTATTATTATTGAACCGCAGAATGATGTAGTAGAACAAACAACATCATTGCCAACATTAGATCACACCCTTACAGTAAAAATTAGTGTAGTTGTAAGAAGTTCTACACCACATCAAACAGCAGACCCAGTTGTTGAAAGTTTACATTCTAAGTTAATGGCAGATTTAACTCTTAATGGTAATGCTATTGATATACAACCAGCAGATACTTCTTTTCAGTTTATAGATGCTGATCAGGCGGGTGGCATTATTGAATGTGACTATGATATAAGATATAGAACAAATATTGACGATCTAACTACTTAATAGTTACATAATTCTTATAAAGGTTTATTATATAAACATAGTGATCATTATGTAAATGCCAAAACTTCATAGAAAAAGATCTTTATTAGCAAAAATAGAAAGTAGCTATGGGACAGACCCAACACCAACAGGCTCATCTAACTATGTAGAAGTTGTTGATTTAGAAATTGAACCACTTGCTAGTGATGAAGTAGAACAGGAAACTATAAGACCTTACCCTGGAAATTATCCTGTTTTATTAGCTAATACAAGAGTCAATTTAAGTTTTGGTGTTTATATGGTGGGAAGTGGCTCGGCTGGAACTAGTCCGAAATATGACCCTATTCTCAAGGCATGTGGCCTTAGCTCAAATATCGTATCGTCAACTAGTGTTACTTATACACCTTCTACATTAGCTTCTCAAGATAGCTGCACATTCTTTGTTAACTATGACGGTGTAAGGCATAAGGTTACAGGTGCAAGAGGTACATTTTCTATTAGTTGTGCTGTTAACGAAATACCTCGCATAAACTTTGAAATGCAGGGTATATTCAATACACCAACTGATACTGCCTTACCTACAGTTACAAAGTCATTACAGCCTGATCCCGTCTTATTTAAAAACGGTAATACATCTAGTTTCTCTTTATTTGGTTTTTCAGCCGCTTTGCAATCTTGGGAATTAGATTTTGCTAATGAAGTTATATACAGGGAATTAGTAGGCGGCACAAAAGAAGCACTTATTACAGACCGTAGGCCATCAGGCACAATGGTTATTGAAGCTGTAGCATTATCAGATAAAAACTTTTTTACAACTGCTACAGGCACATCTACTGGTACTAATACTTGGGTGCATTCTGGCGGTGCTGGTAATATTGTCACTGTATCTTGTCCACAAACAGATTTAGGACAACCAACCTATGAAGATAGCGATGGTATAACAATGCTTAACTTGCCATTTTATGCAACTCCTACAGATGCAGGGCAAGATGAATTTAGTTTGGCTTTTACCTAGTTGCTAACTTATAGAAAAGGGTATACCCTAGAATATATTATATAAAATTTATGTTTATTTTAAAAAAGGAAGCAACTTTTACGCATCCTATTGTTTTTACAACACCTGCTGATGGCGGTACACAGAAAGAAGAAACATTTGACGCTACATTTAAAATTATTCCACAATCAAGGATTAATGAGATAGGTTTACAGGCACAACAGAAAAAAAATGAAATTGAAAATGGGATTATGGATGGCACAGAAATTAGTGATTTATTAATAGCTGACGAAATTTTAGTCGGTTGGGATGGTATTACTGACGGTGATAAACCTGTACCTTTTACAAAAGCTACAAAAAAACAAGTATTAGACATAGCAGGTTTAGCTAATTTACTTGTAACTATATATTTTGAAGAAGTATCAAAACAGAAAATAAAAAACTAGAAGGGGCTGCTTTGTTTTGGTGTGGAGATCGTGTAATTGATGAAACACATAAAGATGATGCAGTCCTATTTAGTAAGCCTGTTGAAGAAAAAAAAGAATCTAAGATTTTTGAAGTTTTGCCTGTTAATTGGTTATCTATAGAAATTTTTTTAATTATACAAACACAATGGAGGATTAGTCATGGCGTTATATATGGTTTAGATTACAACGCAATACAATGGATATTTGACTTAAAAAAAGACAAAATAAAAAAACCCTTAGAATTACTTGCTGACTTACAGGTAATAGAGGGTAAAATAATAGAAACATTTAATAAGGATCATAAATAATGGATTTATCTACTTCATATACAATAAAAGCAAAAGTAGAAGGTCAAAATCAAATAGGAGGTTTGCAAAAAAGCCTAGGCGGTCTTAAAACCTCTACTGATAAAGCAGCTACATCAATGGGTAAGCTAAAAAATATGGCTGGTCAAGCATTTGGAGCATTAAAAGCATTAGCACCTGCTATAGGTATTGCGGGTATGGGAAAATTAGTAAACGATACACTAACTTTAGGCGATGAATTAGGAAAATTAAATGAACAAACAGGCATTTCAGTTAGCAGTATAGACAAGTTAAGACAGGCTTCAGATTTAGCTGGCGTTGATTTTAAAAAAGTATCAAAATCATTAGGAACTTTTGCAGAAAATATGATGGATTTTACAAGAGGTAAGGGCATGGCTTTTGATGCGTTAGAGCAATTAGAAATAAGTCCTACTTTCATAAATAATAATGGTGTAGAGCAATTAAAAGAAATTGATGATTTGCTTTTTGAAGTTGCAGAGGCTTTGTATAATTTACCTTCAGGATCTACTCTTGAGCAGATAGATTTAGCTAAAACTATATTTGGGGGGCAAGGAATGAAAATGATACCTCTTTTGAATATGGGTAAAGATGCAATATTAGGATTAGATAGTGCTTTTACAGATGATTTTGCAGACAGAATAGAAGATTTTAACGATAGTATTGCACAATTAGGTGAAAAATTTAATTTTTTAAAATTTTCACTTACAGAATCTTTATTACCTGCATTAGAAGTTTTTGCAGATTTAATAACGAAAATAGCAGAATTTTTAAAAGGACTACCTAAGCCTGTTCAAACTATAGTATTAGGATTTACTCTATTAGCACCTGCAATATTAGCTCTAGCACCAGTTTTAGCAGGTCTTATATTTTCATTTAAAACTATTGCTGCTATTAAATTTGGTGCTGTCTTAGCTGGAATAATACCTGCTGTTACTGCACTTGCTGCACCTTTTGCACCTTTTTTGATTGGTGGTGCTATCTTTGTTGGTATTATTGCATTAGGAAAGCTTATAGGAACTCTTGCAGGTCATTTATTTATAGCAAAAGATAAAATAGGTGAAGGTTTTGCAGCTATCGGTGAATTTTTTACTGCTTTTAAAGAAGGTGTAGTAATTATGATTGAATCAGTAGGAAATGTAATAAGAGAACGATTTACACAATTTTCAGATTTTATAATTAATGCTTTTACTAATGCTGTTGACGGTATAAAAAATATTTTTAATTCTATTCCTGAATTTGTAAGAAATATTATAAAAATAGCTACTTCACCTATAACATCTTTTATGGATACTATTAGAAGAGCTTTAGCAGCTTTAAGAAACTTAATAAGGAGAAGAAACGCTGTAAATTCAAATAGTAATTCTAATAATTCTAATAAGGGTAATCCTAGACCTATGGCATCGGGTGGTGTCGTATCTAGTCCAGAATTAATTTATGCAGGTGAAGCAGGTAGTGAATACATAGTACCTGCAAGAAAAGCAGGGGCATTTAGTAGAAATTATTTAGCAGGTATGCGTGGTAGTGCAGCTATTCCTAGATTTGCGGATGGTGGTTATATTTCAAGACCTAATGTTAATATAACAACAGGGGCAGTAACGCAAATGGATGGCACTAATTTTATTACTACAAATGATTTAACTACAGCAGTACAAAGTGGAATAGATCAAACATTAAATATACTTCAATCTGATTTAAGAGCTAGAAGATCATTAGGTTTATCATAAATGGCTGATTTTGATATATTAACTTTTTTAGAATATTATTCTGATAAAAGCAATGTTTTAAATAGCAGTAATAAAAGATCTCCTTCTATTGCTTATCAAAATTTTTATCAATCAGCACAAAATTTAACAGCAGATTCAGAAATTGACCAAAATATGAATTTTAATTATTTAGCGTTTGATGCTAGTGGTTTTGCATCAACTGAAGCAACAAGTATTAGTAATTTAACTATAAATTTAGCAGCTACAGCTACAATTATTGATTTAACTGATACTGCAATAGGCGGCGATAGTCTTGTAATAGCTTCTTTATATACTCAATCTATTGGACAGGATGTTTTTAGTAATAGTGCTTCTCTTATTTGTAGATTTAATGGCACTATTGAAAACGCATCTATAAACGATTCTACTGTTACATGGACTGTAAGCCCTGCAATATCAAAACAAAAAGCACAAGTACCATCAAGACGTATAAGTAGTGATTTATTAGGTAGGTTTGTCACAACATGAGTAGTTATATCTTTGCTATTAATATTAAAGGAACGTTACAAGATGGGACAAAAATTACAGATGCAAAAGGTTTTGTAGAAAACAATAAAAGGATTTATAAAAACAAAGAAGGTAATATATTAACAGGATCTACAAAAATAGAAACATTTGAATTTGTTTCATTTGTAGTATCTCCAGAAATTTTAAGCTTTATTATGTCTTTGGAGTATGAATAATGCCTAAAACATTTTCTTTTATAATCGGTTCTACAGGTGTTAGATCACCTTTTACAAGTAATTCACAAAAAAAATCTGATGTTAATCAAGATTCTCAAAAATTAGATGATAGTTTAGATAATGTAAAAAAACCTAATGCAGATTTAGATAAAACACAAAAAATAGCACAATCAGGTGAAACAGTGCCTATAGTTTTTGGTAAAAGATCTAATAATATTGGTGGTATTTGGATGCAACCAAGTTTAATAAAAGCTGGTTCATCTAGTTTTGTACAAAAATTATTATTTGTAATATCACAAGGAGAAATAGCAAGTACACCTGAAAAAGCAAAAGCATTTACAGGATTAAAAAAACTTACATTCTTAGATGATACAAGTATTTCTTTAAGTCATTTATATAATACTGCAGCAACGCTTGCTAGTAGTCCTACAACATGCCCTATCTCTAGTACTAATTTATTTTGTGGTAATGATATATATAGCTATTTAGTAGAATTACAAAAAGCATCTTCTGGTTCATCATTAGAAAATACACCTGATTTAGCAAAAGATTTTTTCTCATTAAAAGAGAAGACTTTTGGTACTGGAGATACATCTAATACAACTTTTATTACTAGCTTGCAAGTTTTTGACGCTGAAACTGGAGCAAATGTTACTACAAATTATCAAAACATATATCTACAGGCATCAGATATGGAATTTAGAAACAATGGAAGATTTGATAGTTCTTTTAACCTTATTGGAGGTAAAACGGTTGGTACTATACAAGACTTTAACGCCGATCTAAATAATGGTGCTTTATTTGCTCCTTTAACTGGTTCAAGCTTGTCTAATTTACAGCAAGTTAGTGG